GCAGTCTGTGCATACTCATTACCAACCTTTAGATTGACCCACTTATCTACGTGAGCCATAGCAACGGCACAATGGTCGTGCTTCTGGGCAAGGTCGATGTGTAGGAAGTATTCTTTATCTGGCAGTGGATTGAACCAGTCAGCGAATCTACCTGCATTGTCTACTGCTAGGTTTGGATTATTAAATGCACCCTCAACCTTTTCTCTAGACTTGAAGAAGGCATCTACTGCCTCTGGTGGCATGCAGGCAAATCTTGATAGTGCATCTTCGGCATTACGATAGAACTCAATCTTGAAGTCTTCAATCTTTCTTGTAGGGTTGATCTCCCAAGTAGGTCTCTTTAGGGCATAGACATTTGGAATCTTGTAGGCAACAATTCTATCTTCTTCCCACTGAACACTAAACTTATTTCCTGGTTCATCTTCAGGTAGTTCTGGATTTAATATAAATGTATGTGACTTGATGACTACTTCTTTTTGAGAAATAACCTCTTCGTATTTCTGCTGGATAAAGTCATTCTTAAAACGAGGGAATGATAGTAGGATTAGCTTTCCAAAGTCTGGGAAACGAGATGATACCGATGCACGGTACATATCATATATGGCTGATCCAGTTTTAGACTGATCATGTCCTGTAGTAGACTCCATAGCAAAGCCTGAGATTTCGTCGAGTACAACTACCATAACGTTATATCCTTCCCAAGCTTCTCTTTCTGAGTGACCTGAGTGGACTGTAATATTTTTTGGAAACTCTACGCTTCCTGCCTTAGCGTTATACTTACCAACAAACCATGGGGACTTATCTAGTCTAGCCTTAAAGCCTTTAAAGAATACGTTGTTTGCCTGTACTGCGTTGATAGCAATATTAAGAATATCAATAGAGTCGCCTGAAGGCTTTCCATAATACTGTGCTGGATCCTTTAGACATAATAGTAGGTATGAGATATATGCTGCTGCAATAGTAGATGTGTAGTCCTTACCAGAACCCTTACCTAGCTGGAAAATAACTTCATTACAAGTCTGCTTCCATCTCTTCTCCCCCTCCTCTTCGCCAAGCCATCTATGCAATGTTTCTCTTTTATAAATCTGAGTCATTGCTTTAAGCATGATGTATTGGTTATCAGATAGGGGTGGCAGTCCTAAGTAGCGAGTGTCTGTCACAAATTCTGCAAGGTCGACTGGGGTTTCTTCAAACTCATCGTCCTGCAGTGCATCTAGAAAGTCGTTTAGATCAACCATTATCTACGCTAACAATGTGAATTGGCTCTACAGTTCCAGATATTCTAGATAGTCTTGAGGCTACTTCCTTACGGCAATTAGGACACTTAGATGTAACATCTCTAAGTATTCCTACTAGTATCTCCTGCTTCTCTTCTGATTCTGCAATTCTTGCACCAATCTCTTCATTGTCTAAGAGTCCCGCTTTCTGTAGCATTTCCATTTGCTTTGATTGAATATCAGACACAAGCTTAAGGGAAGCAACCTTGGATCTGAGATCTGCAACTGAGTCAGACTGTTCTACAGTTTCCCACGCCTTATTAATAAGCATAGCAAAGTGTTGGTCTGCGGCTACTAGAGATTCTCTAGCACGTTCTTGAATACTTTTATCGTTCTTGGCATAGTCTTTCCATTCATCTATAAGGTGTAGGACTTCTGCTCTCTTCATTTCTAATTCTTTTGCAATGTCGCTTGGGCTAAATCCCTTAAGGGTAAGCTCAACGACCTTATTCATTCTATCGAATCCGTCTGCTACTTCTATGTCTGTACTCATTTATCTCCCATGATCGGTTTTATAAAAACCGCTTCCCTTGAACTGAATCCCAAATGAATTAAACATTCTTATCATATCGGCTTCGCACTCTTCACACTTATATCCAGGATCGTCTTCTGAGATTGACCTAGTTACATTTAGTAGCGCATGAGCATCGTCAACGCTACACTTGTATTCGTACACTGGCATTAGTCTGGCTTCACATCCCAATTAGCATAGTGTTCTTTCCAGTTGTCTGTACCGTAGAAGTCCATTTGAGAAGAGATAAAGTCATCGCCTTCAGGCAATCTTTTCTGAGTCTTAGTACCAGAAATGCCATACCAACGGACTAGCTTTTCTCCGCAAGTATCGCAGTCATAACCTGGATCTTCTTCGTTTATGCTTCTAAAATGAGTGTATTGAACCTTACACTCTTTACATTCATACTGATATGAAGGCACTACAATCCTCTTTCTTTAACCGCCCGATATACCTTCTTTAGAATAATATACCCAGCTAAATCATCAAGGTCATTGTCCCCTGCAAAATTGCCGTGGTTCTTGATCCTTGAAAGCTTATCGTCAATGCGGACATTGATTTGTTCATCAGTCTCAACCTTGCTAAAGATCCTGACAGGATCAGAGAAGCTGCTACCGTATGACTTATTCTTTTCAATAAGCATATCCTTAATTGTATCACAAACTTCAGCGATTATTTTTTGAACTTCTGTCAGGTTTTCCATTACTTGTCCTTTACTAGGGTTAGGTGAACACTTGTCCACTTGTATGTATAATTATCTAGTTTGATATGTGGATGGGCTATCTTCTGATAATCTCTATCGTGAATTGATCTCTCAAAATCAATAAAGTCTGTATCGTCTAACTCTTCATCTAAATAATCTACTGGCTTCCAGTTTATACCATCAAGCCATACTCTGTCTAGTCTATCTCTATCAAATAGCTGTACGTTTGCAAACCCGTCGCCTTCTCCAGATATCCTATACTCTGTGGATATTGCGGCTACCCCGCCTGGCTTTAGCACACGATGGGCTTCCTCGATTGCTTTTCTAATAGCCTTCTCATCACCAAAATGTTCTAGGGAACTACAGCTAAATACTGCATCAAATGAGTTGTCTTCGTATGGAAGATCAGTTCCGTCTACGTGCTGCCATACTACCTTCTTATGGTTATAGTTCTCACCCATGTATGGTCTTGCGTCTACGAGTAATTCTTTTTCGTACCAGTGTTGCCATGATCCACCATCTAAGTAAATATCTGTAGCAAAAACTCGCTTTACTCTATTAGATAGCATAGAGATAGTTTCTTCTTTTGCTGCACCGATTCCAAGAACCTCTGCGTTAGGGTTATCCAATACACCCATCTTTTTAAATGAAAGCATAGCCATTGCTATCTCCCAAGTCTTTCTGTTCTTAAGCTCTACACCATCCATAGCCTGCGGGAACTGCTTTGTTCCCAAGTAATTGTTTTCTTGGCATACGGCAATAAAATCTGGATCATCAAAATCCTTTATGTTTGCTACCTTACTAAGTGATATTGTCATTTTCTAATAAGTCCGAATTTCTCTAGGTATCGCTGTATTGTCATGTGTGAGCAACCAGCTTCTTTTGCTATCTCAACGATATTTTTCTTTTGAACTACATATCTTCTATATAGCCAGTCTTTAGATTCATATAGCTTCATCGTGCAGTCAGATTCTCGTATGCGTAATGAGCAATACCTATTGCATCCCCGACATCATGATCCTCTACGGTCACGCCAAATTTTTTATTAACAAAGTCCATAGTCCTCTGCTTTCTCATCTCTCTTATCTTGTTGCTGTACCAAGTGTCTGACTTACCTGGAAACTCTAACTTAACTGCTGTCTTCTCTGCTTTACCGAATATCTTATTGCCTATAAAACTCTGCCATGAAGATGGCTGTACGCTTACAACCTTTGTCCCGTCCTGCATTAGCTGAGAAATAATAGCCCCATAAACATATGAAAGCTTGATTACAACATCAGCAGACTTAACAAATACGGCACCTTCAATAGCAATATAATCAGAACTTAAATGACTATGCATTGCTGCAATCTTTTTTCTAGCATCGTAGATACGCTCATAGATATCATTGCCATTAACAATAATCTTTCCATGAGAGACTAACTTACCGTCTTCAATTATGCCAAAAGCGACTGATGCAGTTGATGCATCAATCCCAATTACTCTACTAGCCTTGTGCTTGGCTAGGCTTGCTATGCCCATTTATCATATCCAATAGCTCTTGTCTTTGATCATATACATCCTTTTCGTCGCAAGTAACGCATACATCATCGTAGTTATATCTGCTTAGCTGAATCTTACATATCTTACAATTTCTAATAGAACCTAGCTTTATGGCACGTCGCTCATAGTAACGCTCCATAGTCCTTTTGTTAGTTGCTAGTCTGCAACACTCATCAGAACAATACTTTTGGTTATGTGTAGCCTTCTCAAATTGAGCATTACACTCATCGTAAGCGCATATTAAAGTTTCAGGACTGGTATTAATTTTTCACCGTCTTCCATCTCAAAGCACGTATTACGAACTGGGCAATTAGTGCAGATCTGATTATTTTTTCTGAATGGTCTCTTAGGAGCTTCACCTTCATCATACATAGAGCGAACTTCTCTCATCCATGTATAAACTTCTTCAAGGAATTCTCTGTTGGCCTCATTCATCTTAACTGGAAGGATAAGTACCTCTTGATTATTCTTATTCTCATACATCAAGAAGCCTTCTTCGGCTTGAGATACGTCCATATAAATTAAAATTTGTAGTAGGTGATTCTGTGATGGCTTCATAGAGTTCTGTCTAAATAGGTAAGCTTCATCCTTAGTGGTCTTGATTTCACCAATGACTTCTTTACCCTCCCAATCAAGGATAAGGTCTGCGAATCCTCTTACTGGTGGATCATTCTTAAGAATCTCTCGCTCTGTCTCTTTAAGAACTCCAGTCTTTTCAAATAGTTTCTGTAGTCTTTCGTGTGCGGCTGTTCCGTTAGCCATATTGGCAACTGCTATCGCATCAAATGTGTCATTAAATTCCGTACCAGTAAAGGCAATAAACCAATATCTAGCGCAGTTACCGTGACCATAACCTACTGTACTTGGAGAGAATGTAGTCTTCTGCATAAACTTCCCAGTATTCTTACCTTCAAGATACGCAGCATCGATGAGCTTTGATAGCTCTGCTGGGTTAAACCCAGACACATGCTTCTTGAACTTTAAGTTTGTTACTAATTCTCTTCCCATATTATTTCATACCATACTTGAGAGCTGCTACTAACTTATCAATTGAATCTGATACTGTGTAGTAGACATTCTTCTTCTTGCTGGCAGTTTCTCCCTTTTCTAAAGTTGTGTAGTACCTAGCCAATATAGATAGTTTAGCAGATATAGCCTGCAATTTAATAATCAGGATAGATGCTGCTGCTGGTGGAATATCAGGCTTTGCAATGATCTTGATGATAGCCTCTAATGCCGAATCCAAATCTGGATCGGACATAAACTCTTTCATATCATTAAACTCAGATACTTCGCTTACTAGTTCTAGTGGTGACTTATCGCTCATTCTTAATCCTCTTATCTAGCTTGTCTATAAACAATCCCAATGGATATCCCACCGAAAACCCAATCATAAGTCCAAATAGAAATGTTGTCATGCAAACACCCTCTGAACCATTGCGTAGCCTATCCAAAGGCCTACGATGCCCATTAGACCAGCAAATACTGGTGGGGCAGGTATTGGCAACTTAAGGATGCTAAAAATGCCTCCTACGGCTACTCCTGTGAGTGTAGTGTATATTAGTTCTTTCATTCGTGATTCTCCTCCCAGAACTCAATTAGTTCTTC